GTTGGATTATGATGATTTCAACAGTCGTCACCAGCGGCTGTACATGCAGATGGTCCTTGAGGAACTTGGTGAGTATACGTGCTATGACGGCAAGTTATTGTCTAATCTCACCCGCAGCCTGAGCAACAGTTACATCACCGTAACAGGCGAAATAGTTGGGCAGCTTGTTGACACTCTGATGAGTGGGCACCGTGGCACTAGTGTCTTCAATACGATACTTAACCCTGCCTATATCATGGTCGCCTTCCCGTCTTTGAGAAGTATGGCTTCATTGCACGTTGGCGACGACGTCTACGTACTGGCTCAAGATTATACACAAGCGTATGCCTTGTTGAGAGCATGCAAGGAGACCGGCTTGGCTCTGAACCCTATTAAGCAGAGTATTGGCATATTCACAGCTGAATTCCTGCGCATGGCGTATACAGAGACTAAGTGTTTTGGTTATGGCCTACGTTCCGTGGGTACCTGCGTGGAGGGCAATTGGGTCGGCGAAATGAGATTGAATGCAGAGGACGGCCTAAAATGTATCGTTGGGCACGCATGGACGCTCGTTAACAGGTGTGGGCGTGCTGACATAGTCAATGCCCTCGTGCCCGCCGTAACGCGCATCAGCGGGCTGAAAAAGACAGTAGTGGCAGAGTTATTATCCGGTCGAGCTGCGCTTGGAGATGGGCCTTGCCGTGTCTTAGGTCCGACGGCAAAAATATACGACGTGTCATATGACCACGGTGAGCGTTCAAAGGCGCTGGCTCAGGCTGCCATGGGTCTAGGCGATGCCGCGACAATTGATTATATGACGCACCATGCTACGCCTCACGAGCAGTATGTTTTCGGGAAGTTGGGCGTTGACATTGTCAGCTTGATGAAGGTATCTTCGTATACTAAGACGTTGGTCGGGGCAGGTTACGGCGATGACCCATCTTTTTGCAAGCCAACGAGTGTGAAGGTGCGCAAGTTGAAGTTTCTATCAACTCAGACAGCTGAAAGTCTAGTCGCAGCAAGACGCGACCCGGGTGTATTGCACAACCAGACTTTGTTACAGTTGGTAAAAAATGCAATAAGTGATGAGCTCCTGTCAGATGTTGTCATGAGCTTGACCGGTGAGCATTACACTGGCGAAGAGCTTAAAATAGTTGCTTGGGGGCGTGAGTCTCGCGCGGTCGGCATGTGTTCATGTTTCACATACGCGGATGCTGGAAAGCTGTGCGGGGTGGCGTCAGCTGACATGGTTCACAGCGTGTACAGCTGCTTTGCCTGAGCGACCAAGCATAGTTGCTGTGCAAGATTTAGCATTATCGTTATCGATAAGTGCTCG